CGTAAGATATTGCCATATTATTCTCCTTTTAAAATGTTTATCTCAGATTGTAAGGCATCAATCTGCTCTTGTTGTTCTTGTATAGCTTTTATAAGAGGTGTTACTAATTTACTGTAATCCATTGAGTAATAACCTTCTTCATTAACATTTATTGCATATGGTATTAGTTCTTCAACTTCTTGTGCTATTAAACCATCTTGAATTTCGCCACCATCTTTCCATTCAAAGTTTACTGGATTTAATTTATTAACTATTTCTAAACCTTTTGCTTCACCTAAAATATTTTTAAGTCTTGCATCTGAAGATGTACCATAAGTTACTGTAGAATTATTGTGGGAAATCTGACTAACAGTTGAGCCACCATTTTTAAATCTAATTACATCTGAAGTATTAGTTGTAGAACTTCTATTAAAGGTTATTACAGCAGCACCATCATCAAAATTTGGTTGTACGCTTAAAGCTCCAGCAGCCCCTACAGTTGTACCTCCCAAAGTTAAATTACCACCACTTGAAATACGCATCCTTTCAGCTAATGTGTTATCTGCCACAGTTTCAAATACCAAGGCACTACTAACTGCATTATCAGCGTTCCATGCTTCTGCACCCTCAGTTCTAATTCTTCCTGCTGTTGCTATGACATTATTGTCAGACCTTTCAGATTGAAAATTTACAGCAGAACCATAACCACCAGCTTGTGTATTTATTATATTTATACCGCTAACATGAGCTGATGCTGAATGGGTTACTAACAAAGAAGTAGAACCTGATGTTAAAATATTTCCATTTGTTCCATCTGAAAACAAAGACATATCTGAACCAGCACCAAAAACTATTCTGTTATTGTCTGCCATTTTTTGCCAACTACCAAATATAGCTGTACCTGCATCTGACATATCAAAAGTAATAGCAGTAACAAAAGAAGAGCCATCAATACCTTGTATTACAAAATCGCCATCAGCTACGATAGATTGAAAAAGTGCGTTGTTGCCATCTTTTTTAACTGTTGCAAATTGTGTGCCACCATCCAAAAATCTAACTTCACCACCATCATCAGCATCTAATCTTATATTACCTACTACATCAAGTATTAAATCGTTGCCATCAGAAGCAATAGAACCAAATTTAGTATTATCTTGTCTAAATTCTACTACATCTCCATCATCACTTGTACGATTTAAAAGTTGTACAGTATGACCACTTGATGTTCCAGTAAATGAATAATTACTTGAACCAGTTCTTATTTCTGCACCGACTGAACTAACTCCAGAACTTGTTTTACCAACTAATACTATTCCTCCAGTTGTAACACGGGCTCTTTCTGAACCAGCAGTAATTATTCCTAAATCATCGCTAGTTAAAGTTCCAACACTTGCTACGCCACCAGTATTACCTAAATAAAGTTGATCAGCACTTGAAGTTCCTGTATTAACTCTTAAACCATTATTTCCTGTAGTTAATAAATCTATAGCATAAGAGCCACCAGCAGTTCCAATCCCTACGGTGCCATTTGCATTTATACGCAATCTTTCACTAGCTCCTGTTCCACCATCAGGAGTGGTATAAAAACCCATTCTCCCAGGTAAATCATCTGCACCTGGAGTTCCATCTACTTCAACTTCAATCTTAGCTGCATTAGAAAGCATATCATTACCGTCTGATGCACAAAATATTATTTGTCCTAAGTTATCACCATCTTGTATTATTGTATTAGAGCCTATTGTTGCATTTCTTGATTTTGTAAACGCTAAAGTAGGAGGAGAAGCATTTGCACTAAATCTGCCTATAGTTAAAGTAGTATCTCCACCACCTGTTCCTAATACTTGTAACGCACCCGTTCCGCCAGTATTTGCTATAGAAGTACTACTTCCAATTAAAACAGTATTATCTCCACCATTAACAAAAAGCATATTAGCTTCACCATTTGATTCAACTCTAAAATCTACATCAGCACTATCTTCGTTAAATACAGCACCTCCATCTTGGGTTAAAGCTCCGTCAATATCTACTACATCTAGGTTAGCTGTGCCATCTACATCTATTGAACCAGCTAAATCTATATCACCATTTACAATCAAGTCGTCTGTAACTGTTAAGTCATCTTCAACTTTTAAATCTACTACATTTAAACTAGCAAAAGCATCTACTATTGCTGCACCTGAACCTGCACCATCAGAATAAACTACTTTTACATCACCTGCTGGTATTGTTATGTTAGCTCCACTACCTTGTGAAATAATTATATTTTGTGAGCCAGATGTTGCATTTTCTATAAACCAAAGTTTAGATACAGTATTAGGGCCTATAGTAATAGTACAAGCACTATCAAGAGTACCTGTATATTTTAAATAAATTGATCTGCCTGGATCAGTAGATCCATCAGCTATTGTAGTTGTATGTGTGTCTGCGTTTGTAGTTATCGCCTCTGTACCAAAGCTAAAGGCCTCAGCTATTAGTTCTAAGTTTGTGTTTGTAGAAGTGCCCCAGGTTCCTGACTCATCACCTGTCGCTATCTCTTTTAACCTTAAATCATTTACATAAGTTGCCATATTCTATGCTACCTCTTCCCAATTTGGAGTTTGTGTTTCATTTATTTCAGCAAAGGATGAACTTTGGTCAGTATTTATATTAGCATAATTTTTTGTTTGTGTATCATCTATTAGCGACCAAACTAAAACACTACCTACAGATCCAGTAGCCTCGACTCCTGTAATAGTAATGTTTCCTTTAGATATTATAGTAACAGAACCTACATTACCTGTGGCACTAACACCATCAATACTAAACTGTGCGTTGTGATGAATGGTTACTGATCCTACTGCTGAAGTTGCTGAAACTCCTGAAATAACAACATTTGCCTCACCATCTACATCTACACCAACAGTACCAACAGATCCTACGGCTCCTGGTGCATTAGCAACAGCATCTCCATTAACACCTACTCCTCCGATGGCTGATGTTGCAGATTGTCCTGTTGGTACTATGTTTGCTTTAGCAACTGTAGATACGGTGCCTAAAGCACTGGTTCCTACTTGTGTAGATAGCGTAATATTTGCTTTTGCTACAACTGTTGGTGTGCCAAGAGCACTTGTAGCTGATTGTCCTGTAAGAGTTAAATTAGCTTCACAATCAAAAGTAGGAGTTCCTACTGATCCAGTTGCTGATTGTCCTGTTGGAATTACATTAGCTTTTGCTACGATAGTTACAGAACCAACAGCACTTGTTGCTGCTAATCCTGTGAGGGTAACTGGATTTGGTTCGCCCCAAGTATTAGAACCCCAGGTTCCTCTACCCCAACCAGTTATATTAGCCATATTAGGCTAGACTAGGCTATTCTTATAATAGCTGTACTGGCTGCTGCTGCTGGGAAAACAATAGTGAAATCACCTGCTGTGGATGTTTTATCTCCACCAAAGTCTATAGTAGCGACAGATTTATCACTATTTGTATCATTATAGATCAAACAACCTCTAGCTGTTACTGTAGCTGTGCCAAATGTTAAGTCAGCAAAATCAGTAAATCCTGTAGTACCACCGCTTGTCGGTGCAACTTTAGTTAAAGCGGCTCCGCCTGCTGTGTAGTTAGTGCCACTTACTTCTTGTGAAGTTGAATAAGCAGTTGTAGTCGCTCCCATGGTGGCAGAACTTGTATAGAGAGCAAGTTTAAAAGCATTACCATTAGTTGCAAAGTTATGTGTTGCAGTTAATAGTTCTGTTTTAAAACTTGTAGTTAATGTTGATGTAATGGCCATATTAAATACCTTTAATTATTTTTGCTATATCTTCGCTACCTTGACCTGATAAATCTTGTATCAAAGTTGCCTTGTAAGATTTTAACGCATTTTTTATATAAATCAAACATACCTTATAAATCATATCTCTATATACTCTTGCTTGTTCTTTGATATATGGATCTTCACTATCACTTGTGCTCACTATTTTTTCAGTAAGTCTTTCTGCCCAAAACTCTGGAGGATGTCCACCATAATTAGATGTTTTTGCTTCTATAATACCTAATGCAGGTAATCCTGGTGGTGTAATTTCATCTACCATTTATCTGGTTCAGGTGGTTTTAAGTGTGAGTCATTACGATCTATAAGCACTGGTTGTTTTGATGTTCTTGTAATATCAAGATTATTAATTTTTTCAACTTTTAAACCATTTTCATCCGCCATCACAATTAAAGGATTTGCTAATCTATGATAACCGTAAAGCTTTTGTTCTGCTGGGACATCAGTATCAAGTAGCCCAGATGTATGTGCCACCTCAACTTGCATACCTGCTGATATACATTTACTCAACCAAAACTCAGTACAACCTCTACCTGCTTCGGCAAAATGTAAGTTACCTTTGTATGAAAAATCTACACCAAACATTTTTAAAACTGATACTTCGTTCCATAAAGCAAATGCTATTGCGTAAGCAACTGTGTTATTAAGGTAATAACAATTCAGGTCTTGAATGACCTCTTCTACAGGATATTCAACTAAACCTGGACATCTATCATCCAATTCGCACGTATAGATAGGACCCTCATGTTCTTGTAACATTTTTGCCATGCTTTCGGTTTGTCCACCTGCATCTTCTGTATCTAAAAACCTAGATGCAGGATCCATCATAAATACTCTATCATGATAAATTACAGTGCCAACACCATTTATAACCCACACTTCATCAAAATGAACACCGTGTGATTTTGCTAGATTGTAATCAAACCAACTTTTGCCTAGACCAACTATAGCAACTGATTTGCCTTTCAGACTTTCAATTTTTTCCATGTATTTTTAAGATACCGTTGTCCTCAAAGAATCATAACGGTATTCATCTCTCCTTCCGCGAGCTTCTGCAAGGTTTTTAAGCCTTGTTATTTCTAGTAAAAAACGTTGCTCGTATTGCTGTTGCATATCGCTTTCACCTTTTAAAAAAATATTAGCCTCTACTAATGAACCATATAGTAAAGCGTTTCTTGCATTATTAGAAATCCAAGTACCTGTAGTATCTGTAACTAATGAATTTGGTTTAAATAAATAATGCAATTCAACGTTATAATCAGCATCTGGAACAGGACTTACTATGAGGGTAGAACCGTTATTAGAAGCTGTAGATAGTTCCTTATCAAAATCTGCGTAATATAAAGGTTGACTTCTAGCTGTAGTATCTGTTGGATCAACGCTGTACTCTCTCATAAAAGTCGGATGTTTTTTATCTAAATATTTATAATCACCATTGCTATCTATTACTGCAAGAGAAAAACTCATTTGAAAATCGCTTGGAGCTGTTAAATAAGTATTACCAGTCGTTAAGGTACCAGTAACATTTTTACGAAAGAAATCAAACTGTATAAGCTCAAATATTCTTTCTTCTGCATTTTTAATAAAATCATCTAATGTTGCTACAAAAGTAGTTTCTGTATTTTCTACATAATTTTGTATAAGTGTTTTTAACTCTGATAATGTCATGTAACTATTGTAACCTCGCCTACTCCACCTGTCATCTCGCTTACTGTAAAGTTTGTTGGTAAAGTTGATGGATTAAGAAAATCTGGTTTAAAGTTATTTGATTGCACAACAACAACAAAACCTTCACCTTCTTCAGCATCATTATTTGGTCTTGGTTTATACAAAGCTTCTGGATCAGCAGTAGCTGTAAGCGGCTCTAGTTGTGGATGTTTTGGCTCGTAGCAGTCTGGACAAGTTTTTAACCCATTCCATTCTTGTTTAAGTTCGTTTAATTTATATTCAAAACCACACCTATCACATAAAGCTTTTGCAAATTTACCAAGTGCGTATGCCATTTTAATTCATCCTTATATTTGGTCTAATTCTGAATGACGCTCTATCTTCATCTTGGTCAGCAGCTCTACGGAACTCCTCTTCATATAAAGCTTTTAGTTGAGGAGTAAGTTGTGGATTCTTTTTTAAAGATATGTAATAAGCTAAACCTGCTACAAAACAAGGGTAAAACCTAAAAGGCATATCCATAGTATTAGTAGCTGCATCTGCATCATCCATACGCACAAGTTTATTAAAAACTAAAATATCTGTGCTGTTTTCGGGTGCAGGCCAAACTTTAAGTGATGGAGTGCTTAATTTATCAAAAAAGAATTGAGATGGTCTTGCTTTTGTAGTTTTGTTAGGAATATTCAAATATTCAGATCTACTAATACGATTCATGCTTATATCTGTTTGTGTTTGATTTACTGTTCTACGTACAACCACATCTAAAACATCAATTACATTTGAATTAAGAGAATAACTTGAAGTACCTTCTGTAACAGTTTGTGTTGCTTGTTCAATGGTCCATTGGTTTAAACCTCTATTCGCCCATTCAGCGAGCATTAAATTAACACTACGTATTGCTGTTTTAAGGTCATAACCTGTCCTTAATTCAGTTCCACATCTTTCATATGCTTCTTCAATAAACTCAGTTACGTTTGGTTCAAAATTAGTGCTTCCAGATAATGCCATTAGTCTTTCCTGTCATCTTGATTATATAGATTATCAAAAGTTATGTTTGAATCCATATAACTATCGTGTTTTTCTGCTGAGTGAATCCATTGACTTGGAGAAAAATCTGGTGGACCTTCTCCTACACGCCATAATGCTGGATTTGTCGCTCTTACTCTATTGTTAGGTAAAGCTACAAAATTACCAGTGTATTCACCAGCGTCTGTTAAGTATAGCACATGACTTTGTTTATGTTGTGCAGAATCATCTGCAATACTATTTTCAGTGTAATCTACTGTAAACATATAAGTTCCTGTGTAAAACTCACCATTTATTTTACATATCCAAGGAGATGAGCTAACTCTATCTAATACCACAACTGAATGATGATGTGACAAACAATCCCACGGTTGAGCTAAATGGTCTTCCATAGGTGTAGGCCATTCTGCTAAAGGCACGTCTGCTATAAGAGCTTGTATGGGCATCCTTGCCCACATTGCACCACCATGTA